TTGCATAACCTCTTGGCGGTATGCAGGGTCACGATCATAGCGTGGATCAGACATAGCTTGCACTAATTCTTGTTGGCTACGGAACCCTTGTGTTTGATTAGCTGTACCTTTACCAGTCAGTAGTTGACCGTCAGATCCAGTAGAATCACCGTACTTATTAGCAAGTGCTTGTACGGCAAAGTAGATTGAAGAAGGATTACCAGATGCCATAACATTGTCATACATCTGGATCTCTTCTTGAGAGAGGTTTTGACCAGCCCACTGAATCATAGACTTGTAAGCTTTTTCACCACCAACCATTTCAAATAGTTGTTGTGCTTGAGCTTCAGTCAGCTGATCACCATCAGGCTCTTCAGTTACTTCTTCTTCTGGCTCTTGCTCTGCTGGCTCGCCTTCGTCTTTGGTGGTTTGTACTTCATCACGTGGCTCTCCAAGTTTTGATTGTAGTTCAAGGTATGCTTTTTCAAGCGATTGCTGATCTTTAAATTTACCAGCAAGTAGCGGTTGCTCTCCACCCAATGACTCAGCAACTGCCAGGGAGTCTTGCTCATCAGCATTAAATTCTGGCTGATCAGCGGGTGTTTCATTCATCGTAAGTGTTTCGCTCATGCTATTGGTGGTTCAGGTGGTAGTTGTTGTTCAGCTTGCATCATGGCTTGCTCACGTTTCTGATCAACGGCTGCCATTTGTGGAGCCTGTTGTTGCATCATCATCGCTTGCTCTTGCTCCATTGCTTGCTGTTGTTCTTGCTGCAACTCTTGCATACTCTTCACAAGGTTGAGTACATCGATACCAGAGGCAGCTGCTAAACGCTTGATGACTTCATCAGTGTTGACATATTTAGCGATGGCGTCAGGTCCAACAGTCTGAGCAATGACAGTAAGGAACTGTGCAAGGCTCTCACGATCTTGACCACGACCAAGTGCATTAATACCAGCAACAATTGTTGGTTTAACAATGTCGCCCTTGGGAAGACGTGGGATTTCACCAGTCTTTTGTGCAACACTAAGTTTACGATTGAGATAAGGCACAAGGAACTCAACAGTCAACAGGGAGAACAAGCCTCCAAGTTGTTGTTCAAGTTCAAGTTGTGTCATCCTAACTTCCTCTGCTGTAGTGCGCTCCGAATCCCTAACATTAAGGATAAGGAATGCCTCACTCAGACGTTGAGTTAATGAACCAATCATCTGGTAAGCAGTTTGGAAGTCAGCTGTCTTCCCAACCTGCACCACACCAATGTCATCAGGTCGCCCCTGGATGATAGCACCATTCCCTGCCTTAGCAAGGGTCTGTGGTTTAGTGGTGGAGCTTGGGCTGACAGTAAACACTACCTTAGCAGCTGCTGCGCTGCCTTCAACGATGGCTTGTGACAGTGCTTCAAGTGACTTGAGATCACCGATGAACTCTTCCACTCTACCACGTCCGTAGACTTCTCCGTCTACGTGGTTGAAGCGTAGCACAAGCCAGGGGTTAGCGTCAAGTGGTGCCTTGCCCATGGACTTGGGAAGCACTTTGTCGTATACCTCTTGGTGCCAGATCCATCTGTTGTTATCCAAGGTGACGTGTGTATAAATATCACATTCATCATCTTGACCTGATGAATCATCGGATACATTATTAGGTTGTTCTTCCTTGTAATCCGGGTAAAATTTTTTCAGTAATTTTTTCGAGATTGTTTCTTTTGTTACGATTTCAATAACATTACCGTTTCCATCTCTATCAATCACATAGCGGTTAAGGGGGTAGAGCTTGAGCCCATCCTTACCCATGAAGATAAGAGCATTGCCAGCAACAACAAGATGCTTAAGTGCTTGGTGAACGACAACACGATCAGTAGAAGCCGCGATGGATTCCATGATGGTGCGTTCAACTTTAGCAAACGACAAGTCAAGTTCTGATCTAATCTCTGGACCCAACTCTTGTGGAAGGTTGATGTCGTTAACCTGGAGTTTAAAGAAGCTGGTTTGTGGAGGTAGCAATGCAAGCATAAGTTTACTTGCAAGCGTCACCACACCTTTAGCTCCTGTTGATTGCCAGGGTGTCGGAAGTTTAAGAGCACCTTTAGTGAAGTGCTCATCTTCACGAATGAGATAAGGTAGAGTTAGATCTGCTGCTTGTCTAGCACTGTTTAGAAACTGTGAACGGTCTGAAGACAATCTGTCATAACGAGATTTAGCAGTCATTAGAGATTGTTAAAGTTGTG